AGTGAAAAAACTATTCACCTTATCAATTACATCATCAGGAGTATCAATGTAACATTCCCATTCGCTACGCTTCAGTGTGATTGTTTTCATTGAATTAGAAATAGTCATGAAGAATAAACTTAGAATCTTATATGTTAATCAACCTCCAAACATTTCATCAAACAATGGTGTCTCACGATTCTCACGATCATACATTTCATTAACCAACCAAATGTTTTGTTTGATCCATGCAATTTCGTTTTCTTTCTTGGTAAGCATCTCACGAAGATCGTAGAGTTGCTTATTACGTTCGGTGATTGTCATTGCTTTAGGTGTGCTCATACAACTATGACAGTTTAGAGGTGAGTAACTTTTAATCCTTAAACTTTTCCATTATCATAGCAATAACTACGAAAACAGAGATAGGTATAGCAACATACCAATACTCAATAAGTAACCAAAGCATGAAAATAAACCCTATCACTATAATCAAACCTATGGCATTTCCTGCATCACTAATAGCAGAACTTCCACGCGGTTCATTATAAGATCTTTCGCATTGTACTATACAACCAGGGTTTCTACGTTGCACCATACAAATTGCATCATGTGCCGTCAATGCTTCTACTGTTTCAACATATTGCTGAAACATATCAGTTTGACCAACTTTAGGATATACTCTAATGTCGTAAATCATAACTAATCCTCATAGTGTTTTTCATGCTGGTGTTACACTCCATTCATCTGTAGGAACCATCGTTTTGATGACATGTTCAACATTTTCGATTCCATAAACTACAACTTTCTGAGTTGAAATGTAACCACTTTTCTTCTCACGTTTCCATGAAACAACCCATCGATCACAAGATACTTTCATACCCAATTCTCCATAAATTCGTCAAGTGTGTAACCTTCGCCAGTTGATGTTTCTTCAATCAATTGTTCGATTGTAAGTTCTTCCATCTTCAAACGATACTCCTCTGGTGTGTCATCATTAGGATCATAATCATCATGACAAAGATACTCCCATTCACGAACAAGTGCATCAATTAGTTGCTCTTTAGTATAATCCATAATCAGGCACCCTGATAGTATGAATTGCGATAAAGATAACCACCCGCCCAATCACAATTCTCCAACATAAACTCACGTTCTTGAATGATTAGCAGATTGAAGCGTACTCCTTTAGCAGGTGCTTTGTATGATGCTGCTTTGTAAACTTCACCAGTCTTCTTATCAATGAAGGCATGAACTGATTCAGTCTCACCATTGACACATTGCATCACTTTGTGATACTTACGACCAGAGATGAGTACATAAGAATAGTTCTTACCATTAGGATGTGAACGCTGATGACTTTGCTGAAGAGCATCACACAGCATCAGAGCATACTTAGTGACATTCAATTGAATGGTGTTCTGAGCATCTTTTTGGGCAACGTAGTCTGTGAATGTGGTGGTCATAATGTTTGGATGCTTATACTATAAGGACAGTTTAACGGTGAGTAACTTTAATTTACCACGTTTTTGCCATCAAAAAATTCGCACGACTGAACTCTTTACGGTCAACAACCTTGAAGATGCCATATTGATTGCTGATAACATAACCTTCATGCAGACTATAAGTATCACCAATCATACAGGTAATGTCATCGGTTTCATTGGTGAACCAGAACAAATCGTCCTTGATAGTTGCAACCAACTTCCACAATCGCATCACATTGATATCAATATCAAATTTTTCTGCAATTTCATTTTCGTCAATGTCATTCTCAGCACGGATACAATCATTGATATGTTTTTTGACCTTTGCAGCAGTTTTATCATTCAAAAAAGAACCATGACACAAAGTTGCCATTTGTTTGGCAAAATTGCAAACGTCCTTCAAATCTTCACGATAAGGGTTCAATGAAACTTCTGGTTTTACAAAGAAACATTTATAGGTACTTTTGGGACAAAGTATCATAGGTGATGAAACTGCATTACGAAGGTCATCATCTGCCACATAGATTGTATGAGGTGCAATGATAATATCTTCTGCAATTATTTCAGGAAAGATGTAAGTGATCGTGTTGGGACGATAAGTAAGGCTACCACCATAACCAATGAAATCACCTTGAAAGATAGAATCTGTGCGAGGCAAACAATCAAAGCAAGCATGAAGAATACGCGCAACTTTACCCTGATGGTTTTTGTCAATTTCTTCATGAGAATGATTGATTTTGATTTTTACTTTGTTGAAAACAGATTTAGTGCCAACAAAAAATGTATTGGTGGCAGGATCTGTACCCCAAACAATAGCAGGAGCACCATCCATTTTAGTGCTGATGAAACTATCAGGTTCAGAAAACCAATCAAGAACCGAAAGATCTCCAGTCAGGATAGAATCTTCAGGATGTTGTAGGTGGGTGTTCTTCATACTACTGAAACAGTTTAGAGGTGAGTAATTTTTACATGAGCATAAAAAAGGAGGGTGATAATACCCTCCTCATAATATCACCGATCAATAGCAGAATAATATGCTTTGTCGGTGATAACATTAAACAGAAAAGAAAGATCCTCTCCTAGTTTTTTAATTTCGTAATTATGAATACGGAGACGTGCTTTTAAATCTAAGAACAAAAGATCAAAGGTAGCATCATAGTCCTCACGTTCCATAATTACGGTGGGACGAGTCATAAAAGAATCGTGTGTTTACACTACAGATACACTTTGATGGTGAGTAACTTTAACTGAAGAAAGATTCCACTCCTACAGGTTCACCAAATCCATAATCATATTCTAGTGCATTAGTACAAACGTAGTGAGGGTGATCAACTGGAACACCAATTCTTTTACACAACTCAGCGTGATTATCTTCCATAAGTTCTACTGCAAACAGCATATTATCATTGATATGTGTTAAGTCATGATACTTCAATAATTCTGTTTGCAGTGCCAATAGGAAGTTCCCTGACCCCGCAGAATTATCAAGAAAAGTAGACTTAGGATCTTTTAGCGTAGATTTAGAGATCTCTGATACCATTTCAACACAAAGTTCAGCAGGAGTGAATACTTCACCTGTCTCATCAATTCTATCATCGGTCCTTTCAATGTCCGACCCTGTAGTAGAGTTGTGCTGATTCTTTTTAGAAGTATCGTCTTTTCTAAACATAAAAATTTGGAATAAAGTTGTTGATATATTCTCTGTCTTCTTGTGAAATGTTGTAATAGTCAAATACAGAATCGTCGTCCCATTGTTGATTCAATGGCGGCATAGGTACACAGTCAAGGTATCTTTTAATATACAAATGTTGGGAAACTTTGTTGATAGACAAAGCAAACCTTGCAAACTTAGTCTTTAGATAAGAGACCATATTTGCTCTCTCTTCAGAACTATTCAGAAGAAAACAACGTGCTCCTTTCTTGTAACCATAAAGATCACTTCTCTCATAAAAGAATGTCCAGAAGTCATCTTTACAAGTCTTAGTCTTATCTTTTGCTCTACCATCTCCACAAATTTCAGGTGCCTTCAGTGTGCAATCTGTTGCACGATCTTCCAACTTAGCAACATGCTGATAAACATTACTAGAAACAGCAAGTTCTTTGATATTGTTGACAATATCCCAATGCTTTTCTGTTGGTTCCCAATATCCAGTGGGAAGGTCATCTAGACTGTCAATATAATACTTATTGCCAGTGAAATCATACTCAACTTCAATAGGCCCAACGTGGTTTTTTGCAGCATAAGTGATAACCAACGGTGCTGCAAATTGTGCAGGAGCAAAGACATGATTGCCATTGAAGAACTTCAACTTCTTGACCCTACCTTTTAGAGCATTCTTTACCTGTTTCTCAATATCTTTTGTGGTACGATACAACCAACCAGCAGGATGAATTAAACTCACATTGTCCGAATTATTAAGTGCCATGAGTAAGAACTCAAGGTGGATGTTTTTTAGATAAGGTGGATTACCAATGGTATGAGTAAAGTGCATATTGGTAAGAGATTCGCGGTCAGTAGTTACATTTATTCTATCATCAATCTGATTAATTGCATAGATGTGTCTGGAATCATTCTCCCAGATGGTAATATCTTCAGGAGCATATCCTTGGCGCTTGATTGCACACAAAGAGTGCAAACCTGAAGGGTCTCCAATGATAGAAAGTTTCATCAGATGAATAGTTCGTCAAACAATTCTACACTAAGTTGCTGCTGAGTCTTACCTGAGCATGACAGTTTATGAAGTGTCTTACACTCATCTTCGCTCATAGAGTGTCGAATATCGTCCGCTGCTTGAGTAATAGTGTGACTCAATGTTTTTGGATTGATAACATCCTCGTTGATTAATTGACGAAGAATCTCCTCACAATCCATAGTATCATGAATGTAATTCTCAGACTCAATTACGGTATAGATTGAGTTGACTTGCTCTCCACACTTAAGACAGTGGTAGATAACCAAGGGCACACGTTCTAGGATTGCCTTGATAGTCTCTTGCTTGGAATAAAGCATAGACTTCTCAGACTTCTCCGATTGATTCTCCTTCTTCTTGTTAGTTTTGCCATTAGCGTTGTTATCATTCAGAAGGACGGACTTAGCAACATTGCCATAACTTGCTTCAAGATTTACATCAAACTCAATGTTCTCCAAGTTCTTGAAATTCAGGCGATCTGCAATACCAGAGACCAAATTGATTGTGTTACCTACATCAGCAGCGAGAACTGCAACAACCTGATCCTGATTAAGAGTGGCAAACTCTTCATTCCACTCAAAAATAGCAG